ATCAAGGACTCTCCAGTGGGCTTCTGGCCCCTGGATGAGTCCTCTGGTGCTGTTGCAGCAGATTCATCTGGGTGTGGTAATAATGGTACATATGTTGGGTCACCAGCGTCAAACATTTTACCGTTAGTTTCAGGCGGGGTATCTGGAACAAAGATAACCAATACTGCATATATAACATTACCAGTCACAAAAGACTACTATGGAGCAACGGTCTCGTCATCTTTTGGAACGTTAGATACATCAGATAATGACTTTACATTAGAGTGCTGGATTAGCCCATCGATTGAGTCAGAATCTGAGACGAAATTATTTGCAGACTCTGCAAATGATGTGGGTCTATTTTGGGATAAAGGTCATATTCTTTTCAAGATTTCAGAAACAGACTTCGTAATATCTCCACTTTCATATTCACGTAAAACAACTCATCTGGTAGGTAACTATACTGGTGAGTCTATATCTCTTTATATCGACGGAGTAGAGGTAGAGTCTAAATCTTTAAATAATTTTAAGTTTGCAAACACATCCCTGAATCTAAGTGTTGGGCCAACCACAACATCTGGAGATACATTTATTATAGATGCTCCAGCTGCATATAGGTATTCCCTGCCATCAAAAACTATTTTAAGTCATTATATTAATGGAAATGTAACATCGCCAGCAGTTCAAATTGCATATCCAGACGAGGGTGTTTTTTATAGCGGATCAGACGCTAACATGAAAGCTGTGTTTGATTATTCATATCCAGTAGATAAGCCATGGACTAGTTGGCTAGACGACAACACATATTACGATGTTTTAAATAAACACCTCGGATTTTTTGAAACAGAGACGGCGGAAGCAAAGACTTTTGTAATAAATGACTTTATTATGGTTCCTTCAGAAATGAACCTAATAACATCAAAGGTGGAATGGCGAAACGATTTAGGTATTACAGTAGAGACAAGTGTGGACGGAACCTCGTATGCTTCATGTGTAAATGGTCAGCCAGTTCCTCAATATACAAAAGACTCATTTGATTCATCAGGCAAGCTATATATAAGAATTACAATGACAACCCCCGATGCTAGTAAATATCTACCAAAACTATCATTCTTCTGCATTGCCTTTTATACAAATAAAGATATATACGCAGATAATTTTGGAGACAAAATAACTTCAAATACAGAATATTATTTGGGATCTTTAAACTATCCTATTCTTTCTAGAAACTATACAAATGGAATTAGGGCTAAAGATGGAGCAGGGTTTAATATCAACACATTGTCTGATATCAAGTCTGTAGAGATGTTCTTTACACCCCCCACGTTGGCTTCTAACACCCTTATCTATGGCTCTGACCCTTCTACTACCAGATTTGCTTGGAACGGCTCTGGAGCGGTCTCTAAGGCCAATATAGCTAAAGTATATGTAAATAATATAGATGTAACTAATCAAACAAACATTAGTTCGTATTTAGTTGCAGAAGAGCCACATCATATTGTGGTTGTATTTACTACCCCAATTACAGGGTCTATTCAGTTAAACTATGAGACTACAGGCGGACCAAGTAATCTATATAAGAATATTACAACCTATGAAAAAGAATTGACCGCAGGAATTGTAGAAACCCACTATGAGCTATACACAGGCAGAGCGGTATCTACAGTCTCAGAACCGTCAGTTACGCTGACAGAATCTGACATTATTGCATACAATAATGACTGGATTGTGCTTCAAAGTATATAAATTTGTCACATGCCTTGACAAAAAGCTGGACTTAGATTGTAAAGAATGGTAAAATAAAACTCTATGGATATCAAAAGAGTAGGCGCAAAGTTTAACGAGGACGAGACAACTCTCGGAGTATATGTTTGGGAAATGCCAGACGGACGCTGGATTGGGGATGACGATGGGAACTTTCTTTCGATCACGTCAAAAAAAGGCAATAGATCCAGAATCGATGCTTTGGCTAGAGAAGTTCGCACATACGGTATATATGAGGGCGGGCCTAAATTTCTTATGGGTAAACGAAAAATCAATGACGAAGAGTACGAAGAACAGCAAACAAGATTGAAGTGGGGACTTACGCCAGATCCTTTGGATATTGGCGAATATAAAGACCAGATGAAGGCTCTTAAAAATGGGGGAACAAGATGATAGAGTTTATTGATGATGAAGGCGGAGAAGAAGTATCAATTTCTAATGTTGCAGACTGGATGAGATTTAATACTCCAGTAGAGTCAAAGAGTAATGACCCATTTAAAATTCAGGGAGAAGACTTAACAAAGGTATCTGGATTAGGCGCTTCATTCCGTCGTAAGATGAATAGAGATTTGCAAAAGCGTTTCCAGGGAATTGATGGAACAGAAACACAGCAGAACTTACTTGCACAAGCTATCACTGGCTATGCAATGTTTGACCTTATTGAGCCACCATATAATCTAGATTATCTTTCACAGATTTATGAAATCTCTCCATATAACTATGCAGCAATTAATGCTAAGGTTTCCAATATCGTTGGCTTAGGCCATGACTTTGTTGAGACAAGAAAAACGCAAGAAGCATTTGATAATATTACAGATGACAAAGCATTAGATCGTGCACGTCGTAAGCTAAATCGTCTTCGCCAAGACCTTTATGATTGGCTAGAAGAATGCAACGAAGAAGAAACATTTACTGAAACTTTAATTAAGGCTTATACAGATGTTGAGGCAACAGGCAATGGGTACCTTGAAATTGGTAGAACCTCAGCAGGTAAGATTGGATATATCGGACATATCCCAGCAAAGACAATGCGTGTGCGTCGTTTGCGTGATGGCTTTATTCAATTGCTCTACGGTAAGGCTGTTTATTTCCGTAACTTCGGAGATCAAGAGACACCAAATCCGATTGATGGCGGACTAGAGAGACCAAATGAGATTATTCATTTAAAGAAGTATACGCCAACAAATAACTATTACGGCATCCCAGACATTATTGCATCACAGAATGCAATGGCAGGAAATGAATTTGCTGGCAAGTATAATCTTGACTACTTTGAGAATAAGGCTGTTCCAAGATATATTATCACTGTAAAGGGTGCCAAGCTATCTACAGAGTCTGAGCGTAAACTCCTTGAATTTTTCCAGGTTGGACTAAGAGGTAAGAATCATAGATCTCTATATATTCCACTTCCACCAGATTCACCAGACTCAAAGGTTGAATTTAAGATGGAGCCAATTGAGGCAGGAACTCAAGAGTCTTCATTTAATGTGTATCGTAAATCTAATAGAGATGAAATTCTATTGTCTCACCGTGTGCCAATTAATAAGATTGGAACTCCAGAAGGTGTTAACTTGGCGGTGGCAAGAGATGCCGATAAGACATTTAGAGAGCAAGTATGTCGTCCAGCTCAAATGAATTTAGAGAAGAAATTGAATAAGATTATTCAAGAAATGACAGACGCCCTATTGCTTAAATTCAACGAGTTGACTTTGACCGATGAAGATACCCAGTCTAAGATCGACGAAAGATATTTAAGAATGCAGGTAATTACCCCTAACGAGGTTAGAATTAGAATGGGTATGGTTCCACTTGATGGTGGAGATAAGGTTGTAGAATTAAAGCCACAGGCCCAGGCAGAGGTTAGGGCACAGGCTGGAAAAACTAGAACTAGAGATTCTGAAAGGTCTGCAAATTCACCAGATATTTCTGGGGAAGGCAGAAATGCTCAGGGCGACGGAAGGCAAGTTGACTAGCCCTACTCAACCATTATTTGCGTTATAGTGAATAACGCTATAAAATTAAGCATATGAATATTGAAAAATCTTTGTGGTCTTCACATGGCGATAACATCAGTTTATCTGTGCCATTCACTAAAGTCAATCGTGAAAAGCGCACAGTCTCTGGCTTTGCGACACTCGATAACTTAGATCAGACAGGCGACGTTGTTTCAGCAGAAGCAAGTCTAAAAGCATTTGAAAATTTCCGTGGAAACATTCGTGAGATGCATGGATCAAATGCAGTTGGCAAGATGGTTTCATTTAGACCAGAAACATTTTACGATCCAGTAACAAAAGAATTTTACAATGGCGTTTATGTAGATGCATACATCTCAAAGGGCGCACAGGATACTTGGGAAAAAGTTCTTGACGGAACTTTGGCAGGTTTCTCAATTGGCGGAAAGATTATT